GAACAGGCCATGTGGAAGTATCACATGGAGCCGATGGGCTACCCTGCGCTGCCTCCCGAACGCTGGCATGACACTATGGCGGTCGCCGCGATGAAGGGACTTCCTCTTGGCCTCGATGCTCTGGTGACTGCGCTTGAACTGCCGGTCAAGAAGGACATGGACGGCCACAAGCTGATGCTGGCCATGTGCAAGCCTGATCGGTTCGGAGGCTGGTCGCAGCACAATGATTTCAACCTTCGCAGGCTTTCGGATTACTGCGCTGATGACGCCAACGCTCAATACGGGGTCTATGTCGCTACGCAGGGTCTTGGGCCTTCCGAGCGGCATACCTGGATACTTGACCAGAAGATCAATCAGCGCGGGATCAAGATTGATCGGGAATTCGTGGATGCCTGCATCGACGTGCTCGATCAGGTGCGCATTCCGATGATTGAGCGTTTTCGTGAATTGACAGGCCTCAAACCAACACAGCGCGAAAAGGTGCTCAATTGGGTCAACGATCAGGGCATCCCTCTTAGTGATATGAAGAAGGCCACGCTTGATGCAATCCTCGACCCTGACGACGAATTCGGGATCGAGGATTTCGGGGAACCTTTGCCCTACCATGTTCACGAGGCTCTGACACTGCGCCGTTCACTGGCTTCGAGCAGCGTAGCGAAGCTTCAACGGATGCTGGATTGCGCCTGTGGCGATGGGCGCGTTCGCTACACGACACAATATCATGGCGCTCGAACAGGGCGCGATGCGGGCCGATTGATCCAGATTCAGAATTACCCTCGCGGCGAGATCGGAGACAGGCCGGGTCTGACGGCTGACATTCTGGCCGACGCGATTCTGACGCGCAATGTGCCGCACATTCAGGAGATTTGGGGACCCGACATTTTTTCGGCAGTGGTCTCATCGCTGCGATCCTGCATCGTGCCAGAGAAGGGCAAGGTGCTGGTCGGCGGAGATTTTGCAGCGGTCGAAGCGCGTAATCTGCTTTCGATGGCTGGCCAGCATGATCGTGTCGAGCAAATGCACGCTGGACTCGACGTGTATTCTGAAACCGCATCGCTGATTTTCAAGAAGCCTGTCAATCGCAAGGACCCTGCACAGGCCAAAGAGGGGGCAATCGGGAAGGCAACCGTGCTCGGAAGCGGATTTGGTCTCGGGCCTGTCGGTTTCCGTGCTCGCTTCGCGCCAAAGGAGAGCATTGATCTGGCGATGCTTGCAATCAACACCTATCGGCAGGAGTTTGCTCCGCTCGTCCCTCGCTTTTGGTATGGCCTGTTTGATGCGAGCGTGCAGGCCGTCTATTCCGATCTCGGCAAGGCTCATAGCTATGAAGGGATCGAGTTTCGCAAGGAATACGACTTCCTGACCATGCGCCTGCCATCCGGTCGCAAGATTTGGTATCATCGCCCTCGTAAGGCAATCACTTATACGCCGCAGGGTGAGGAGCGGCCTTCATGGACGTTCATGAGTTATCAGGGCAAGAAATTCCGTCGCCACATGGCTTGGCACGGGATGCTGACGGCTGACTGCATCCAAGGCAGCGCACGTGATCTGATGGTCGAGGCCATGAAGCGCGCTGAAGCGGCTGGCCTCAACACGATCTTCAAGGTTCACGACGAATTGGTGTTCGAGGAATTCGACCGGCCTGATCTGGTCGAGACGGTCAAGCAGGTGATGGAAGATATTTCGCCTTGGGCAATCGAGCGGAAATTTCGCGTGAAGGCAGAGGTCGAGAAGATGCAAAGGTATCGGAAATGATCGTCGCAGGCATCGACCCAGGCAAGACAGGCGCGCTGGCGATCCTGCATCCTGATGGGAGCGCGGAATTTTTCGACGTGCCCACGGTCAAGCTGAAAGGCAAGATCAAGCCTGCCTGGAGCCTGTGGGCGCGTCAATGGTGCATGGCGCTGGATATGGCGCTTCCTGACATGGTGGTGATCGAGGACATTGCAGCGAGGCCGGGGCAGGGCGTGACTTCGATGTTCACGTTCGGGCGCACTCTTGGCTTCGTGCATGGGCTGGTGCAGGCAACTACGTCCTGTCCGGTTCATTTTGTGACACCCAGTGTCTGGAAGGCCAAGCTGGGCTTGCAGAACAGCGATAAAGGTGCGAGCCGAGAAAAGTGCTCCAATCTCTATCCTTCGACTGCACCGCACCTTGGCAGGGTCAAGGACGATGGCAGAGCCGAAGCGGCCTTGCTGGCTCACTATGGGAGGAAATTCTTATGATCGAAATTGCTGCATCAATGATAATTTTCAGCATCGGTTTTGTGGTCGGGTGTTTATGGGCAACCCGATGGCCGGAAGATGAAGATTGAGATGATCAAGGTGTTTCCGTAAGCGGGCACCGTTATTTCAACCAAGGAGTGAAAATGATGCAACCCCAACCTATCCCCAGATCGCACCTATCAACTCTCGTGCTCGCACCCGTAGCAGCGTCAATTCATGCTGGCCTTTGCGCGGTGTGGACGGTCTGACATTTGCGGAGCGTAAGGCCAAGGAGAAAGAACGTGGATGATCTGATCAAACGACTTAACAAGGTCGAAAGTGGCAGGCCTGGTAGCCTTAGAGTCAGCACTTGCTGGTATCGCAACCCTGATGGTCCTGAGGCTGCCCAAGTCATCGTCACTCTCCGCGCCCAGCTTGCTGCGTCCGAGGCGCGGATTGCCGATCTAACCGCAGACGCAAACATCGTTGATCGTATGCGCGACAGATTGTCCGACCTTGAAGGTTTTGAGGACGGCGGGATTACCAGCGCGATGTGGGATGAACTGTGCGCGCTGCGGCGATGGCTGGGATAAAGGAAATCGAATTATGACTGACAGAATTTGCCGTATACTGCTACGCGCTATACCCACAGGTCGTAAATGGGGCGACAAGATCGAAGAAAAGCGGAGCACAGTAACGATTGGCGGTGTCAAATGCACTCTGGTCGAGCGCGATAGCTGGGAGGGCGGCGATAGCGGGATTATTCGCCAGCAATATCATCGCACGACATGGCTCGAATATCCGGAGGCAAAGTGGAATCATGACTGACGAACAGATCATCGAGATTGTCGGGTCAGCTACATTCTTGCCCGATCTTAAAGTGCAAGAAGTGCTTGATGCCTTCCGCGTAGCAGGGCTGGCCGTGGTGCCGGTGGATGCTAGCTTTGGCATGAGGTTGGCGGGCGCGGAAGCTATTACCGAAGATCATATGCAGAAAATGGCGAACTACGACATAGCCATTGATTGCTGGAAGGCCATGATAGCAGCCGCAACGAACCTTGGCTAGCTGGTGCCAGTAACGACATGGGAGGCATGAATCATTCGGGTTCATTTCCCAGCGCTGCTCGGCTGCCGAGGGCCACATTTTCGATCTTGCTCATGATCTCGCGCACCGAAAGCCACCCCGCCAGCGTCCAGCCTACGGCCTCGCGAAGCGTCAAGGCCTCGTGGTAAGCCATGAACCCCATCAACCCAAGGATCGCTGCACCAAGCACGCCAAGGATGCGGACGGCTTCGCGGCGCAGCGTCACGATTGTCCTCTATACATACGCGCCTCGGCCTCCCGGCGGCGGGTCAGTCCCTGCATCACTTTGCCACCCGCACGGTTCCAGCGGACAAACTCAAGTGCCGCTCCCTCATAGTCACCTGCGCGGTGCTTGCGAACCAGCGTCGATTTCCGGAACGCTGCACGCCCGATATTGTAGGCCAGTGAAACCATGGCATCGAACTGGTTTTGCGTCACGGGCGCATTGCCCAGCGCGTCCCGGACTTCCTGCTCAAACTCGGCAAGGTGCTGACGGAATCGTTCATCGGCCTGTGCTCGCGTCCAGATCGTGCCCTTGCGGATACGCCCGCCATTGAACGGATCAGCGCCTGTGCTGCCCCATCCAATCGTCCACGGCTCGCCTCCAGTGCCGGGATCAGGATAGGCTTCGATGCGCCCATCAGGTCGAACACGCGCTAAGCCCTCGAAGCTGTGGATCAGGTCGATCCCCGCTCGGCTGGTTCGCATGGCTTCTGGCACTGCCACAGCGCGGCGAACACCCCAGCTATCCAAGAGCGTATGCAGTTGCTCGATGCGACCAGGCACGTTGAACGGATTGCCGTCCGTCGCTGCACGGATTGCGGCAAAGATTGGTTCACGCGGATCGTTCATCGCTTTTCCGCCTTCTTCATGGCAGCAATGATCCTGTTTGCTGAATAATTCAACGGGTGGAAATCGACCAATTGTTTGAAGAAATTGTTGGATTTCTTCGATGTGACAGTGCGAGTGACAGGCTTGCGATATTTCTCATTCCACGCTTTCATCGCAGCGTAGCTGGGAAATCCCTCCTTCTTCGCCCAAGCATCAAGCTGTTTTTGATTTGAACCAGCCATTGTCAACTTCCTAGTCCTTTGAAATACCCATAGATACCTGCGAGAGCCGATGCGCAAGCCGCAATGAACCCGCCGCCCATAAGCAACTTTGCAAGCGATTTCATGCCATCGTTGCGGTCTGCTTCGGTCAAGAGTTTTTCCAGCTTTGCCGCTGAATTTATCATCGGCTGCACTTGGAGCATCAATTCATTTTGTGCTTTCGTAAGCGCACGAAGAGAATCATTGAATTCCTTGTTGGTTTCACCGAACAATTTTTTCAGGTCACGGATTTCTACAGCCTGCGCCTTCACCGTGGCTTTCAGACTTGCAATCTCTGCGACTTGATTCGAGAAATCCGAAGGTATCATTTTTCAAAAACCTCAACTTGGACTTCATCGTTTTCATCGCGGAACACACGCCACTGACCTGGTGCGGCAATGCGGCCAACTTGGCGGGTTTCAACCAGATGAATGGCTTCTTCGAGTGTCATTTCGGATGCCTCAGATCACCGAAGTTTCTGAACGTATTCGCGTGTTTCTTTTGGCAGTTGAGCAAAACTGATGCGCCCTGCCTTGTAATCGTCTGCGCGTCCCGGACCTGCATTGTAGCCGATCAAGGCCAACTCCACATCGCCCTCGTATCTGCGCAGCATTTCCGACAGGTATGCTGCCCCGATCAACTTGTTGTAAGCCTCATCATTCCTGTAAGCCTTCGGGTCCCAAGGCACGCCTGCGAGTCTTGCAGCTTCCGGCCCTGTCCCCGGCATCACCTGCATGATACCAATTGCGCCCGCTTTGGACGTAACCACCGAACCATCCGAGTTGAATTGGCGCTTACGGCTTTCTTGGCCGGACACGCGCTCGATCAGATCGAGAAGTGCGGGACTCTCATTAGCGTAAAGCGCGCTCAATTCGGTCGTATAGGGATTGTCTGCGGCATACTGTCCACTTGCATCGCCTGTGTCGTTTTCATTCGTCATGTTTTCCGGATCAACTTCGGCAAATTCTGCATATTCGTCGAATCCATCTTCATCGGCAAATTCAGCGTATTCATCTCCCGTCACGGCTTCCGGCGTCTCGATCTCAGTGTCGGCAGGCATGGGTGCCTCTGGTTCTTCATAGCTTAAGAGATTACGGCCTTGTGCGCCACCTACCACTGTCAAGATAAAGTCTCTGAGGGCCGCATCTCCTTTTCCTCCTTGGCTTCGCAGCACATTGATTGCACGTTGAGCCAAAGCAGGGTCACGTGAAAGAAGCATGTCCACGATCACGGCACGGCGATTGCTTTCTGGTATGGCTTCGACAAGTTTCCGTGCTGCCGTCATAAGGCCACGTGCTTGAGTGATAGCCATTGCTCCCGAATTCAGGGCCGCAGTGAGAACCGTAAGATCGCCTCCAGTCAAATCTGTTGCTTTAAAATCCGAGTCTTTCACCAGATTAGACAGCTTTCGCACGCTTTCGACTTGTTCTTTGGCTGCTTGGCTGATTTCCCTCTGTGCAGGCTTGCCTATATTTTGTGCAATTCGCCTTTGTTCAGTAATGTCATCCGCAAGATTACGAGCCGTTCCCAAAGCCACGTCAGGACGGCGACCGAGATCATCAAGCAATTCTGCCCGCTGGCCTGCTTGCCTTCCAACAGCCCCTTCGGGTGTCTCGAAGATTTTTTCAGACTCGCTAAGTCCTTTTGGTCGTCGCACATCAAAATCCGCTTGTAGACGAATTTCGCCCATACCTTCCAACTGGCGCGAACGTGCAGCCCAAGCAGCATTCATGCGTGCCAAAGCAGGAGCCATGTCCGGATGTTTGGATACAAGAACACTTTCAAGATGCTCTGCCGCTTCTTTTGCAACAGTTCGGTCAATCAAATCTTTGGAAGAATTGGCTGCTTCTTCCTTCAAAGTTGAGATCATGCCCGTCACTTCACCGACAGAAAGACCTCTTTCAGACGAGCGAAGGCGTCCAGGTCCGGCAGCCAAACGAATAGTCTTGGAAATTTCGTCTGCGGTTTCTTCTTCGACTATTTGACCAGGCTTGCTTCCGGCACGCGGTTCGGTCGGCACCAGTTCATCAACCGAATCAACAGCTTTGCGCTCGTCGAACGGCCCCATGATATTCTTTGCTTCGTCGCGACGAATTTGCGCAAGGCGTGTCGGATTATCTGCAGCTCCTACAGCCAAACGTGCTTCACTAATCGTCGGCATATCCACATCACGTGAAGCAGCCTGTGCAGAAACCAGATTTTTGATGTTGCTTTTGCGCTGATCTCGCGTGGCATTTCGAACCACTTGAGCAACTTCACGAGGAACAGCATTCACTCGCTCACGAGCCAATGCCGATGCTCGTTCAAGCGACTGAGGCTTCAAGCGCCCAATGATTTCTGACACTGCATTTCGTTCCTCAGCATCGAGCAATTCGTAAACAGTCGGATTACCTCCGCCAGTGCGAGCACGAAAATCATCATATCTCTTTTGCAATTGCTCTTTGGTGAGGTTGAGATTACGGCGCAGCATGGCATCAGCGCCCGATACTCTCAATGCTTCGGAAGCTTTGCCGCCCAAGAAACCGGCAAACTTAAGTCCGGCTCCCAAGGCCACCGATCCGCCTGCACCAAATGCAGCACCTTCGGCAATGTCCTCACCTTTGATCGCGCTTTCAGTGGCTCCATACGTTGCCCCTCCCGCAGCTAGTCGGCCTGCATTCTTGAGATTCTCACCTTTTTTGAGAGTCATGGCTTTGCCACCAGACTGCAACACTTGACCGGTTCGAGCCAATGCAGGTGTTCCTGATCGCGCAAGACCTCCTGCCAATGCCGCACCTCCCCGAAGCAATCCCCCGCCTGTAAAAACGCTTCCGGCAAGTGTGCCGAGGAAATTTGTGATAGGTGCGCGCTGACCTTGTTGACGGGCATATTCCTGCATCAGGTCATTGTCAGTGCCTGTGATCTGTGCTGCGGCAAAAGCAGGCAAGCCGAGAAACATATCATTTGCTGACCCAAGCAAGCCCGCACCGTAATCGCGCACGCTTTCAGGAATGATCGAATTCCTGTTGGCCTCTTTCTGTTGCTCAATCGTGCGCCGAACAGCTTCTTGACGCTTCTCCGGCGTCAGATTTGGTGCTGCCTTCTTACGGTCTTGCAGCCGCGTCGAGACAAATGGCATACCGGCCAAACCTCGAATGGTCTGAATGCGCGGATCACTGTCGTAGGCCAGCAAAGCCTTCTTTTGCTTTTTTGGGTCTTTGACACGTGAAATGATGCTTTGCCTCGCACGCTCGTAAGCTGCGCGGGCTTCTTCGGGAGTTGCACGCTGTCGGGGTTGCTTTGCCATTATCGTTTCACCATTATTCGACTGTCAGGCGTGCGGAAACGTGTCCCTGACGGAAGGTTGCGGGCTTCTGCTGGTGATCCTACGTTGACAATACCTCCTTGACTATTCGGCACTTGCGAAGGACGTTGACCTGCTTGCGTGCGAGGAAGGATGCGCTGCCCTGATCCCGTGCGCGGAGATGTAGGGCGAGGAGACGATGCGCGCTGAATGTTTGCGTAAGTGTCCTCAAATGCTTGCGTGATGTTATTTCTAGAAAATTTCAGATCGCTGATATATTTGTCGATTGATCTCTGAAAATCAGC